ATATATATAATAAATATAATTATAATTTTGCAGGGGGGCGGATGCCCGATAGCCTGCATGAAATAAATCAAAACACTTCAATATTGGGTTTTGTGAGTCGGAGGATTCCGAATAGCTCACTTTCTATCTAAACACTGATGGGTAATGAATTATTGGCATAAAAACATATTGCCTGACAGCAGTTTTGGGATTGCTCCCTACTCCCTCCTAGTCAGGAAAAACACTGAGAAGTTTCCAGCGCCGTTTGCAACCTTATCGGATTTCGCGATCGGAGGACCATATACTAATGCATCGACTCCGTCGTGTGTATGAATCGACACACGCGTTCAGATTGCTACAGCTTGTCACAATATGCAAAATGCACCTGCAAGTGCACTCCACACATCATCACGTGCCTTTCACTTCTTACAAAAAGAAGAAAAATCTCGATGAGGGGTGATAATTATGATTTAGAGGGGCGGTCCGGGTTACGCAGTATGTGCTCGACTGTCTCAGCCATCGCTGAGGCTTGGGCTTTCCTGAGCTTGACTTCGGTTCGGTCTTTGGCCTTCAACTGACGAATTTTATTTCGCAAGTAGGTTTCATAGACGTCATCGACATCAACGGCTCGCTCACCATTTGGGCCCTGGTAGAAGAAATGGATCTTGGGCAAGTCCACATGATGCATGCTTTCTTGCTCAATCTCCTCTCTTTCACAAAGGTCCACCTGGTCTTCTTCTTCTTTCTGCTGCTGTTCTTCAAGGAGGCGCAGTTCCTCTTGCTCTCTTTCGAGAATCAATTGGGCCTGTTCCTTGAGCAGATTTTCTATGGCGCGTTCAGCCTTCCGTACTGAGTTAACAGTGTTGCGTAGCAACTCAGCGTTTGGAGGAAAGCCGCCATGTCCATAGATGATCTTCCGAAGCTGATCCATCGTACAATTTGTATTATACATGGCCAGTTCAAGAGAATGAAGGACGCTAGCTTTTGAAATATCTGGAGCTTGCGTACAACGAACTGTGTAGTCTTCGGGGACATACTGCATGGTGGAGAAGATGTTATTCAATATAATAATTATGCACTTGCAATCAGTTAAGCTTACGAGTTCGAAAGAGTTCGGATGAGCTTGTCAACTAGCATGAACGAAAGTTTTAACTAGTAGTTCAAACCATAAACACTACGGGAACCCGTGCGTAAGGCCAGATTCAAAGCTGAACCTGTCCCGCGGCTAAAGGCGAAATTGGATGTTGCTAACTGTCCGAATTGTTGTGGATTAGATAATCCTGCCCTAACGGCAGAATCCCATTCTTTTTGCCACATTTCGCGATTCAAGCCTAACTGACTGTTTTGAAACTCTAACTGGCCTTTCTTAATACCGATGTCTTGCTGTTGTATATCAATTTGCCGTCTTTGATTGACGAGCTGTCCTTGAGCTACTTCATTTTGAAGTTGGGCGATATCATAAGAGGTCTTGGTGATTAATTTAGTGTTTTCCCGTGAGGTATTAGCATTAACTAAACTTCCGCCGAGATTGAAAGCTCCGGTGATAATAGAGCTCTCTACCCCAGCTCCCGCACTCGCTAATCCAGCAGCTAATTCCATTGAACCTGATTGAGTTGGTTTGATGTTGGAGGAATATCGCTGAGCTGTTGGTTCAGGGAATGAAGGAATACTATTGTCAAAATCTTGTTGTTTAAGGGATGTAGCGTTTGCTGTGCGGCTCAAGTACAACTTTTCGCTCCAAGTGGCGCTTGGTGTTTCCCAGGGATAAGACATTTTGTCAATTAGAGTTTCTGAAATATTTGGATATAGTAGGATAGACACTTTAAATAGTAGAAAATTCGGTAATCAAATTATTTACACGATCGAAGGTTTTACCCTTCTTTATCAGTTTCCGTGCTTCGTGGGCATATGATCGTTGAGCGGCGGTCGGTCCAGGGAGTGGTGAAGAGATGTCAAGTGTCTGGAGATAATGAAGGGAACATGTTCCTGGATAAAGAACGGTAGTGGTGACAGGTGTTGTTGTCCACATACCATTTGGATTGAGCCTAAGCGTAAGCAAAGGAGTTCCGTTCTCGCTCACCAGATTGTAAAGGTAAGAGAGTGTTCCATTATAACCTGCGGTTGGCCACTTGCCTAGGTGATAGGCATGTGTTGCAAGTTGAGGAGACATGGTCCTTCCATAGAGGTTAACAAAGGAAACGATGGACTCTCCTCCGGCCATTGGCTGGAGGATCATATCGGCATTGCAATCGACTGGGTTGATGGGGAGAAGTGCTGAGTCATCCAGATCGTGTACTGTTGTTACTGTGGTGCGCCCCATGGGGGCTGAAGTGGCAACTCCATCGGTAATTTTCCAATGGCATTTACCATCCCCAGAGGGCTCGTGTGTTATATGTTGATAGTTGAAATCACTGGTGACATTGTAGATGGATAATGATGTTTTTGTGGATCCATTAGCCTCGACGTTGATGTGGGGGAGAATATTGGTTTCATTTACTGTGATTTCGGGGGTGTTGCCGCCACCTAGTGTGGCAGCCCAGGCGGAATTTGCCCGGCCTGATCTGTAGTACCGCAATTGGGTGTCGTTGGCCATCTTAAGAGTGTCAAGTTGTCCAACCGCGTCCTTCAGACCAATCGCAGACATCTGAAAACCACCTGCTAGAAGAGAGGTGATCGATACTGCGTTAATTTGTACTGAGTTATAAAATCCGGTGTCCATTGAATCACACAATGGTTGGAGTGATATAGGGAGATCGTAACTGGATCCCAAGGGCTGAATTTGTCCGACAATTGGTGTCAAAGCTGATGGGTTTGGCTGATCGTACATGAAATCCCCAGCCGTTTGTATCATGAATGAAATTGTCTTGAAATCGGGAGATTGCGTAACGATCCATGAGGCGTTGTAGAATACAATGTATCCTCCGAAGCCTTGTCGTTGTTGACGGTTAGGATCGTCTTGAACATAATCACTGAAGTAGTGATATGCTATTTCTCTCTGATCCGGACCACGAAAGTCGACCCATGTGGTGTTCTTAGGGTCAATGTCGCAGTTTGGATATGATGTAAGCATCTCCAGGGGCATTTCTCGGACTTGAGATTCTGTGAGGTTTGGGGGCAAGAATCCAACTCGAATTGAACCTCCGTACCACGCGGTAGCGACAGGTCTATATTGGAGCTTGAGGGATCCAGTCCAGGTGTTAAACATTTGGGCGACGTGTCGATTGGGCCAGTTACATTCATAGGGGTGGATCTTTTTGATGTAGAGAATTGTTCCAGGGGGCATGGAGGTGGAGACTGTGAACGTTCCGGATAGGATCCAGTTTTGAGTAAGGAGTTGATCGAGTGTCTGTATGGCGGTGGTTTGGGAGATTTGCGCAGGGTTGTCCGGAGTGGTTTCTGCTTGGAGGGGGACGGCGTGGGTGATTGTTCCGATTTCCCCTCCAGGGGTAATGGTGGTGCCGAGTCCATCTGACATTTTAAAGAAATATTGCTTTTATAATTTTGAAAACGAAATATAACGAGAGTACCAATTAGTTATAGAGAAAGTTTACCAAGTATCTAATAAAAGTCAGTCGTTCGAAGAGCTTCTTTGAACGTAGGTGGGTTGATCATAATGTCTGTGCCACGAGCGGCACGGATAATGTAGTCCACTGCATCATCATAGATTTTCTTGCCGTGAACGGCAAGTTCGGGCCAGGTCGCGATAAGGTTTTGTTCTACCAAAGCCTTATCAGTAATCGTTCGGAAGTAAGGGTATGTTCTTTTGAGGTCATATGATTGAGGTCCGTTAATCCATTCGAGACTCTTCAGGATAGAAGGAAGGGACAAGGGTGGTAAATATCCGATCGGATCTTCCTTGAAGGTTCGTTTGAGAAATTCCAGCTCATTAAGAGGTTGGTGATTTGGAACTTCTTTTCCTGTCTTGGCAGCATCGGTGACTCGGAATCCGAATTTTCGAGCTTCTTCTTTAAAGGAGTTGAAATGAAATATGTCAAGAAGGGGGTCAGCGATAGTGATTAAATTGTCATCACCGTAAACTGATAGACACGTGTCTCGCATGAAAGTTGCGAAATCACCCCTGCACGGATCTTTCGATCCTACAATGCGCTTCCAGCAGCAATAGAAAAGCATCCAATTGATAAAGGAATTATCTATCGCGGTTCCAGGATAACCTGAAGCCATGGCATGATCAAGTTTGTAAACTCTATCACGCACAATTACTGTGGCGCCTTGGACCGGTTTGTGCAGGGCATGTCTTGCTACATCATCTTGGGGAGTCCAGAGGGGATCAGTCAATTTGTAGATGATGTTGTAAATTTTTGGAATTTGTTGGAGAAACTCGAGTGGTACACAACCATCCCAGTTTTCCATGTCCGAAGCAAAGCCTCGTTTTCCAACCTTGGCGTGAGACATGCCAAGATCTGTCCATGAAAGAGAGAGACAGTTGATCCCAACACGAATGGGGATTGATAAATGGAGTTCTGTGATTCGCCAAAGAGCTGCGCCAAAATATCGGCGGTAGGCGAGTTGATAATCTGCGGGGCCGGAGAAGAAAACTCGAGTCTTCAGACTCTGCATGTCATAGATCTTCTTGAGCTTGACAGGCTCATCTTTGGAGTAAGCAATCCAAGGGATTTCCATGTCCACACCATTCCTAGCATTGACAACTATTCGGTTGATGCCGCTGAGAATTTGTTGTGAAGCCGGATCACTCTTGAAATACCACTTCAAATTCTTATCATTTTGGTGAAGGTAATCGCCTTTTGTGTTTCGTCCTGGGTTTATTTGGGCATAAGGGTATCCAACAGAGCCATTCCTATCAATAGGTTTGGATGCTGGGTACTCTTCCTTTTCAGGCCCGTTAATTGCCTCGGTATTGGTGAGGATACGGGTTTTCATATCACGCGAAACCATCATAGCGCCGACATATCGGCCGATGGCTTCGGCAGCTTCTTCCACTTCTTCAAGCTTGAAATCTGTTGGAGGACGATCTCCATAACGGGCAATGCCTTCGTCAAGCACTTCGCGTCTCATCAGATTGCGAGGATCAAACATCGATTTGATGGATGGTTCGAAACCTGAATCAATATCAAGTCCAGTTTTGTATTTGGTGGTTGTGATCGGAGCAAAAACTTTACGCTTAGGGATTCCGATCAACAGAAGTCCAGTTCGTTCACACCGTTGTGGTACAGTATGCATGATCTCTGTGTGTTCCACAGTTAGAGAGGGCACACTCTCAAACACAGTGACCTGTTGTTCCATTTCATCAATCAATTCACGTGAGATAGGGACAGCAATGGATTTTGTATTGTTTCCGCGTGAGTGTATTCCAACCCACTTGGAATTAAGTGTTGGAGCCATGGCCATGATGGGCGAGCCACAGTCACCATACTCAGTCACTCCAGTATAACCGAAGTAACCGATTTGCATCTTATAAATGATTTGTCCTTTATCCATTTTTGAGCTGTCGGCTCTACCTTTCATCTCAGCAGGTGCCATCATGATCGTCAATTGTGGTTTAGACAATCCGACTGCAACTGCTAAGTTATTCCCGCTACGTGTGAGGTAGCCAGCAATTTCGTTCCGGGTCGGGATATGTTTTCGGATATCAGGGGCAGATTCCATATTGCCTTTGATCTTGAATAGGCAAACATCATTCTCAGTGCGCCGACTAATGATCTCAACTTCAAAATTTTGGCCTTTGCGTTGAATCTGAAAATCCTCTGGAGCATGAGCGTTGGTGATTCCAACCTTTCCATAAAGCATGATACCATTCATCACTTTTGATCCACTTTCAAGGATATCCACCTGGTTCTTGTGGATGATACGTAGATTGTCAAGTGCTTGTTGGTCATAACTTCCTTGAAAATAAGTCTTATCACTTTGGTCCAATTTCCAGAGGCTAGGGAGGATATAAGTTGATTCATCCCAGTTGATCGACTCATGTCCATCACTGAAGAACTTCCCGTGTTCGCGGAAAATCCTTTTGCTACACCAATAATGGTCAAAGTCTACTTCTGGGCTTGCACGATAGGGGCAACCGATCTCGGTTTTGAAAGAAAAGGGGAAATTTTTATATTCTGCATTTGGAATTTTCCTCAGCGGTTCTCTGAAGGAGTTAATGGGGCGGGAGAAGATAATCCAGTTTCCTAATGAAACTTCGTGAGGAAATATAAATTCACCATCCAGTACAATACCATAATCACAGTAATCGACTGGACCATTTGCTGCAATATATGCAGTTGATCTAACGGGGAAATCGTGTTTGTGCTCGGGCCAATCTTCTTCTGTTAATATTTCGAAGTCAGCAATAGGTGGTTTTCGGAATCGTCTACTTTCATAAAGGGGTTGTCCAGGGTATCTCCAATTGGTGAGAGTTTTGGGATCTGGTGTGGTTCGATGATCCGGTGATGGTCCCTTATCGCCACGTGGTGGTGGTTGGCGATTCATCTTCCTTCTCTCCTCATTGAGAGCAGCTTCAAAAGCTGAATATTTCGTTTTATCTCTCCAATCGTAGTTGAGGCGATCTTTGGGATCTTGTTGAGCTTTCCAGTCGGGGGAAGGCCCTTTATCACCTCGAGGGGGCGGTCCGCGGTTCATTTTACGTCGTTCTTCTTCGGTGTCATCAACTTCTTCTTTCGACTTGTCTACGAAGGCATCAAAAAGAATGGCTGTGGAAAAGCCGGCGACACATGCGATGTCAATGATTGAGAGTACATTCTTAACAGTTTGAATAATGGTCGATTGCTCAGCCATTTCTTCAGCTGTAGGAACAAGAACATCGGGGAGAGGGGCGATTCCGGCTACATTTCTGAAAACCATGGCGCCTACCTTTTTATCATAAGACTCCTCGATAGGATAGAAGATCCCATCGATGTGATAGCCAGAGTCGGTTGCGACGAATTCTGTTTTACGTACCTGATTAATATAGTACATGACTAAGATATCGTCAATCGTGTCGAATCCCATACTCCACTCTGGTGTAATAATAACACCATTGCGAATTCTGGAAGTGTTCTTGATTTGCTTCTCATTAAGAGTCGCAGCAACCAGGTGTCGATCGACAAAGCGTTTGTTGACGAAAGTATTGAATAACTCCAACACTAACATTGACTCACGCATGTATCGGGTAAGGGAGTGAATAGTGTATTGCCCATTCTCTTCACGTTCAGCTAATATCATCTTTGAAACAGAAGGCTTCAAAGGGTCATCTAAAATAATTTTTATATCTGGGGCCTCTGGCATTGATAATTGTAAGTGGAGATATTTATGCGTTACATAGGTGGTAGCGCACTTTTCTTCCTCAAGGGCAACAATCTGGGCGATAGAACAGTACTCTTCTTTCATCTTATACATCTCAGGGTCACGACCTCCATGAAGGGAGAATTTTACACTGATGTTATTTGGGGAAAATCCTAATTTCTTTGACAATTCAACTGGGTTGGTGCCGTGCATAACGGCTTTAAGTTGAAAAGTTCGGGTGAATGAAAATTTAAATATGTGACATCGACGCATCATCATATCCTTATCTTCCTGAGGCAAATCTTTCCACACTTGAGTGTCCAAATTGGCTGTAAAAGCAACCCATCTGTAATCTCCAGTGTCATAAGCTTTTCCTATTGCGCGTTGACATGCAACTAGGCGGGCTGGATCTTTTGTGCAATCCTCAAAATAGAGTATGCGATCATTGGGAAGGATCTCGCCATCTTCATACGTCACCTGGTATGCATCAGGAATCAAAGTATGCAATAACGTGTCTTTGCCAGTTCCGGGGACTCCTACAAATCCAATTTGGGGATTGCGAGTGTGAGAGATATTGCGACGGACTGGATTAGTCTGTAGATCTGTCGAATCAGAGATTTCTGACTCCGAAGGTGGTGCGGCTGGTCGAATCGGTGGGGCATCATTATGAGCCCTGAGGATATTGAGAATTTCACGGTTGTATTGGATAGGGGTATTGGGCACGCAGTAATTAAATGCGCCTACCTCTTTTTGATGCACTAAAACTTCACGGAAATGCTCTTTCCGCTGAAGCTGCAGATTGTAAGCAGCCTCAATGAGATCTCGTTCTGAAATCTCACGAATCACGTATGGCCCTTCAGGTGAAAATTTGATATTTTCCTGGGCATTAGCTTTCAAACCGTGTCCGTAAGCAACATCCACAAGGTAAAATTTGGGCGGGTGAGCTTCGTACCATTCCTTATCAATGGGAAACGTTTTATATTGTTCATAGTAATCGTCCACTGCTGGACAATGCACGTAAACAACTGCATCCCTTCGACGATTCATGGCGAAGTAGTCTTGAACCGGGGCTGGTTGACAAATCCATATCTTGTTTGATGTGCACAAGACATATTGCGAGGAAAACGGGAATCCTTTTTGACCCTCGAAAGCTCCGACGACATCTCTGGCTGAATCATCAGTGTAAGTCCAAAAATCATGAATTTCTGTCATCTCCTTAGATTGAAGAAGATCGTCCATGATCACAACAGACTGTGATTTATAATTCATCCAGTATTTATCGGCAAAGGTGCGGGTGTAGATCGAACTTTCATCCCGGCGTGCTAATTCACGTCCGATCCTCTGCGCAGCTACTGTCTTTCCATGACCGGGACGGCCACAAAACCAGATAGCAACTGGTCGCTGTTTACCAGCACTGCACTTAAATGTTTCGATGATATGTTCTCTGAGATCATCGATGTACTTCCTGATTGAGTCAAAAATATGCCTATAGTTGGTGAGAGGCTTATCATGCGTGCAGGCTTGCAGGAAGTCTTTGTGTAGTTCATCATATTGTTTTTCGAGTTCTACAATGCTCTGTATTTTAACTCCAAAGAAATCAAGGCGGAGTCCTTCATACATTCTCTGAGCACGGTCTCTGAGAGAATTGATGCGCTGAGCCATGAACTGAAGCTTAGCACATTCCGGGGATACGTACGTGGCTCCGAAGAAGCCATATACAACTGGCAAGATGGTGTTTGCCAATTCTGTCAAATTCTTCCACAACTTCTTGGAACTTTCTAAGTTCCCAGATACTTTCGATACTGCTTGGATAATACCTCCCAGCGAATCACACGAAACCTTCTCGTGTATCCCGAAGAGGCAGCAGATCAACGCCAATATAGATGTTAAGATCATCATGAGTTTGGGAAACGTCTCAAAGAATGCTTTAATAGAGCTCTCATCACAACCCGTCCCCGAAATTGCAGTTTCGGGGGGTGAAAGTGGGTCGAATGTGATGGTAACTTTTTCAAGCATCTTATCAAAGAACGCTCCTTGTTGCTCAGTTGGATCTTCATCAGCGGTGACTGAATCTGAGGGTGTTGATTTTAGACACAAACCAACAAAGTGTTCTACTGGTTTAAACCAATGCGAAAGCTTCAGAATACTCTGAAGTGGGGGGGCATCAGTTATCAGGCTGGCAAGAGCATACAGGTGTCCAGCCTTTGCAGGGATGGACTTTGCCTGTACGAATCCCGATATGCACGAAGCAATGGGAACGATATTGAGGTCATGGAGAGTTTGAGATAATTCTCCAAGGTTAGTGTTTCTGATTTTCGATATCATTTTGGAGCAAAGCTCCCGACGATCCTGAGGGTTAGTCAATTTAGAACACGACATCTTCTTTCGCTTACTAGATAAATCGTTGGGCATGTACTCGAAGACAGAGGGCGGTGTAACTTGGTCGCAGTTGTTGCTTTGTTACAGTGAAGTAAGCCGACAAAACCTTCACACAACAAGATGCTGATTAACGTTTAGAGTGT